TGGCACGTTTAAAGCTCCTTTGTGTATTCTATTGGCTTATTACAGGACAACCCAGACAGAGCCAGTTGGGACAGTTACAGAAACACCAGAATTTATCGTGACTGGGCCTATGCTAAAAGCATTGTTTCCATCTTTTATGCTTGAACTAGCCGTAACGGTACTAGCCATTTGCAGATACCCTTGTCCAGCATCGACAGACCTGCCCGCTGGGTATGAGACAAACGCATCTTTTGTACCGGCGCTAAAGTTAACCAAAGAACCTGAGTTGCTTGAGGCTAAAACCGTGTCACGGGAAAGCGTAGTACCAGAAGATGTGTAAGTGCCAATTCCAACTTCCCACTCCGAGCCTGATTGCGCGGCGATTGTGTAGTACGTTTGGTTAGCGTTACCAACCGCAGCAAAAGACTGAAACCCAGTAGAAGCGCCCAAAAGCGTAGCAGTACCTGTACCTGTTACGGTAGTAGTTTCTTTAACTCTGTCTGCAAGTACTATTGCTGCCATGTTGTTCCTTTAGACCGTCTCAATCAAATTCCAATTGGAGGTTTCCGAATTATCGACTAACGCCCACCCAGCAGTTTGAGCATTGTTCACATTTTGCCAGTTTGCGACTTGATTGTCATCTATTAACAGCCAATTTATAGCAAGAACATCACCAACTTGCCCAGCCGCAGTAACTCCAGTGAGCGCCCTAGATAAATCTTGACTGGTAGTTACGTTCCCTACAGAACCAGTAGCGGATACACCTGTTAGGGCAAATGCTCTTTCATACCCAACAGTACCAGCGCTACCTGCGGCAACCACACCAGTAAGTGCTAGAGTTATACCCGGTGACTCCGCCCCTACATTACCCGTTGCAAATACACCAGTAAGCGCTCTAGACAGGGATTGGCTACTAGTTACGTTTCCTACATTACCTGTAGCCGTTACACCAGTAAGTGCTAGAGATATACCGGGTGTGACTGAACCCGCATTACCTGTAGCAGATACACCAGTAACAGCCGCAAAGATACCAGAGACTGAAGTAATAGTACCTAGAGACCCAGTAGCTACTACGCCTGTAAGTGCTCTAGACAAATCTTGGCTAGTAGTTACAGAACCAATGGAGCCTGTGGCGGACACGCCAGTAATGGCAAATGCCCTCTCATACGCAACAGAACCTACCGCCCCAGAAGCAGACACGCCTGTTATGGCGAATGCTCTCTCGTATCCAACAGTACCTGCACTTCCAGCAGCAGATACACCAGTAAGGGCTAAAGATATGACAGGTGCAACTGCCCCTACATTACCTGCAGCCTGAACTCCAGTAAGCGCTCTAGATAAATCTTGACTAGCAGCAGTAGTACCTACGTTTCCAGTCGCAGATACGCCAGTAATGGCAATAGCAATATTCTGCCCCGCAAGGGAGCTAAACGGTGCTTCTGAAAACGCGGAGATACCAAACATGGTTTACGGCACAAGCCGCCTCCGCATTAAGTTGTTGCTAAACGCAATAGAGCGGTAGTGGTGGTGTTACTTGGCATCGTTAGGGTAAACGTACCAGCAGTAATAGTCTGCCCAGTAAATGTGTGAACACTGACTGCCTTGTTAGCCTGAGTTGCGTTATAAATAAACACAGTATCAAACGACGCCGATGTTATGGTCAGTGCAGTCCATGAAAAACTAGCAGTTGGGGTTGTGAAACCCACACCAGCCGTTGACGACGCATTAGTTGCAGTAGGAGCATTCCAGCTAGTAATCGCTGTTCCGCCAGCCGTATAACCAGTACCAGAAGTGTTAGTCACTTCACCAGTAGCCGAATAAACTGTAGTGCTGGCGTTAAGAGTAGCAGAAGCGAAGTACAGAGCCGCTTTAAATGAGTCCGCAGTTGATGCTGCACGGACAGGAGAAGTACCAAAATTGTGGGTTGCAGTCATCAGTTCCCCAAGGAACGATGTACACATTGATTGAGTATTAGCCATGATTTATCCTTTATCCAAAAGAAGCTGTTTCAGCACCCGCAAAACCGGGCATTGTTTTTAAAGTTACATGCGCAGAGCGGTGGACAAGTTCCCCTTCCAACCAATACTCAACCCAAGTGGTTAATTCGTTTTCATTATCCACGGTTCCTTCCCGCTTTTCAAGCAGAGATTCGTCCATGTCGCCTTTGGTTGTAGTTACAAGTGCCATTATGAAATCCTTATGATTGCTGATGTGTTTGTCACTGCTGGGAATTGTACGGTGAATGTATTGGTGCTAGTCTTATCGTTACCAAAGTCCAGCACGCAGACTGTTGGGTTAGTCGTACTATTAGCCAAATAAATCAATGCACCTCTTGCGGTGATTGAGCCTGTCCATGCGGCGTTTGTAAAAGACAGATAAGTAGTGGCATTGCCAGTTTGGTTACCTATTGTTGGAATCTGAACAACAACCAGTGTTTGCCCGCCAGCCGTGTAGCCAGAGGCTACTACCTCACCTGTGCTTGTATAGGCTGCTGTGGTCGCGTCTAGTGTGGCAGCGTTGGTATACAGCGCAATCTTGTAGACCTGCGTTGTGCCCGTGTTGAAGTTATACACCCCATCAAGCAACCCAGTTCTAAATGTGTTAGTAGTCCAGTTTCCCGTAAATGCCATTACTGGACTCCATTATTCTGCGGTAAAGGCGCTATACGGGCCTGACCACTACGGTACGCATCGCTACGCTCCAAACCATCTCCAAGGCGTTTAGCCAAGGCAAGTGCTTCTTTGTACTTTCCATCATATACAGCCATCATGTCGGTTTCACCCTTCATATAGGTGTAAGCCTCAACCAATGCGCCGTAGAGCAAAACAGTATCAAAGTTGTCGCCAAGCCAAGTTGTGCTGGCAGTTACTATGGATTCTGGGTAGTAGTAATAATGCAGTTCAACGTAATACACAGCATCTGGAGTTGGTCCAAAAATAGCCGATAGCTCCGTAGTAACAACACTAGAAACAATTGTGGGGCCAAACAAAGCGTAATACTTGGGTAAACCCTGATAAGCAGCGCCGGTCTCTGGATATGCTTCACGGATGAAGTTAACGTCTTTGTTCAGCAGATAGGTGTAGCGCTCGGCGCTAGTACCGTAGCCCTCAATAACTGCCAAAGAGTACGTAGACAAAAAATCATTTGGAAGCGATAGGTATTTATTACCCGAAGTGATTGGAGAATACTGATTCTTACGCAGTGATGGAAACTGCACCGAGTTGTAAATGCGCTGCTCCGCCTGCTGAATAAACGTATTCATATCAGCAGTTGGGAACGTGTTCTCCGTATAGTCAGAGATCGCAGTTACAAGGTCGGCGTAATTCATGCCATCGGGCCTCTAGACATCACGCCTTTGGTTGCTGCGCCAGTACCACGCATTTTAATACCGTCGGTTTTGATAGGCTCGTCACCAGCAGATTTGCTGAATTGACCAAGACTAACGTCAGCATTTTCTAATCTGCTTTTGTTAGGTGGGTAGCCGGGGTTTGTACCAAACTCTACAGGGGCTTGAGTCATCTTTTTACCCGACATATCGTGCGGTTGAGCATAGACGCTGGCTGGGCCAACTTCTTTGCCGCCTTTTTTCATGCTGAATGTAGCCATTATTTACCACCTTGGTTTTTAGCGCGAGCCATATTGCGACCCATAGCTTTCATCATTTCGCCTGTGGGACCGCCCTTTTTGAGCTTCAAAGAAGTGCCCTTGCCGCCCTTGTGTTCTTGCATGTCATGCTGTTTGAAAGCCTTCTTGATGAGTGCTTTGTCTTGAGCCATGTCAGCTTTGCTTGATTCCATTTTTGCCATTTTCAACTCCTAAGTTGTTGCTATCGTAACTGTACCAAGTTGTACAACCAAATTCAAATTATTCGGCGTTAACGCTGAATCAAAACTACTTGCGCCGCCAACAGGATTCCAACCCCATTGAAAGACTCGACTACCACCTGCGTTGTACCCATCAGCCAACAACCCAGAAATTACATAACTTCTGTCAGGGCGAGGATTACGCAATGCCTGTGGATCATCCACCGGATACATACCCAACTGCAACTGCGGATGGTCTGGGTCCCAACACTCTGGGCACACCAACAAGTTGTAGTTCTTAGTCTTGATGATCTCAGTCTTAAGA